TACCAATCTAGTATATTCTTAATCAACGCGTCGGCAACCCGTTAGGTAGGATTAACTACGTGATGGACACTGTATACCCTGTGAACCATAGCATCGGTATACAACGTAGCTTGGGTAACAAACCCCCCAGCGCGAGTAGTTGCGTGCTCCCCAACACTAACAACTCAGAGGCAATTGCACAATAAAAGCCAAACCTCAGTTTTTCGCTCCTCGTCTTGCTAATTTAGAATATCATAGACTGGCAGTTCTCAACTCAGCTAGGAAACGCTTCAGTTCCCTCGGTAGCAGCTAAATAAAAATTTCCAGTTACCTTATTGGTTCCAGTGGGTATCATCAGACCAAAATCAATTGTTTCGCCGACATCAATTGTAACGAATCCCATGCCATACACATTATCAGTCAATGCAACTTAAACGGGTGAGTCAAACGTTACGGATCCTATTGATGCGGATGCTGATGGAGGGCCTATATTTAGTAACTCAGTTGCTGCTCCCACCTGTAAGAAATAGAATAGAGTCAATCTTTTCTTTACAGTCAGTGTTGAACCATTTAATGAGAAGAGTGATAAACTATCAAGAGGGCCGAATCGTTTACCATCATAGCCATTAAGATCAGTGAATAGATTTCCACGTGTCTCAGTGACAAATTTGGTGTAATACGCTTCGGACCGTAGTGGAGCAGGAGTGCGATCTTTGAATTATATTGTCATCTCGACTTCAACCGCTCCATCCACTCCAAAATCCTTCTTAATGGTCAACGTTCCAAAATCAGTGAATCTTACATCCTCATAAGAGGCAACACGCGTTGTGAAAAGCCACCTATTAGGTGGCTTACACTGCATGGTTCCACTTTACCAACCGGGATTTTGCAGGAAATGATTGCTTGATGACATTTGCTCGTAACCAGATTCGAATTCGACGGGGTCTTGCGAGTATGCCATAGCGAACCTGCCACCAGTAGAGGTAGGGGTGTAAGCATGATAATGAAACTTTAGGGAAGTTACTTTATATTTGTTGTAGCATGACGCGAGTTGCGAAAGCCACGGAAACACGTAAGGGTCACCGGGGTTCAACTGTATCTGGGAGTATTAATCATTATAAGCAACAAGTGCTTTATATGGTATAGTAACTACACCAGTAAGTGTGCCCTTAGGTGTGACCACTGCAGGTCCCACTGATTTAATGTTTGGAATAGCTTATTTATTCATCTTGTTAATGCTAGCTACTATTAATGTAATTATTGTAAATTTAGATAGGTTTGTTTCTTGTAAACTGTTTAGGGGTATTTTTATCAATTTTCCCTGCCCACCTACAATAATTACAATCCGATGGAATCTTACAACTCCTAGCACCTCTGGGTGGATTATGGACCACCCTAGGATAACTAATGGCTCTTAAAATGCTTTTCCAAGGCAATTTATGCATCTGGACAAGTGCCAAACGCTAGCCAGAATGAATATCTAGATTCTGCTGTGGGCTCTGCATATCTTGATTGCATTCCCTATGTCATCATTGCGAAGCCACTTTCGGTCAATCTCGACATTTCCTGCTAATGAACTCGTTTGGTTGATGGGCTGAACATCTTATAGAATTCTTACCATATTGGAATTCCGGAGGTTAAAGCTAATCCACCGGTACGCATTGAATCCTACCAAACTTCGCGTATAATTTAGTCAGTTAATTTGCAATTGGCTGTGAGGTCTTTACCAAGAGCTGTATGTGGATTCCGCACCATACGATATTACTCTCCATCCCACACTGGTTATGTTTAACAGAACTCAATTTGTTCAAACTCATAAACGGGGTCTTCAACTTTCATCTTAAACCCCATCAAGAGAAACCATTGTGGTAGATTGTCTAATCGTTATAAGTGTCGAGATTCCAAGATAATCACGCAATCATCACCATTGTTAGCAAACCTATAGTCTACTCCCAATGTGTCGAGGTAAGAACCGAGTAGTATGCACATGATCATACAATTTCCGCTAGAGGTGTTCATGTCACCACTCATGCGGCAGCCATCAGTTCTGTATTTAAATTTGTATCCATCGACATACGATACACCCTTGTTCTCAAGTTGCATGTCTAATAGGTATTTAAGGTGGCCACGATCGCCATTGGGAACCATTCTTTTCCACACCTTATGCTCCATAGCTAAAGCAGTTTTAGACACATGTTGGTCAAACCTGCTAGCATCTATACCTACTGCAACAGGATTACTAAAGTGATCCCAGTGAGCGCGTAATTCTCTTGCTGACTATATAGCGTTCATTCCCTTGAATACGACAGGAAACCCAAATATGCTACGTATAGCATTGAATAGTGGCTTCTCACAATGTTTGATTAGTTTTCCTAATTCCACCCCATACCTAGGATCACGAGGTTAAATGATTCTAGGAGCTGGATCGGGCTTACTACCAAAATTAATTTTTTCGGCCTTAGTAAATGCTTTGATTTATGCATCTTTATGGGATACCGGTTGAGTTAGTAATGAGTCTGCCGCCTGCTAATACCGTTCCTTCCTTGCCCCTGAGTAGCAATCAACAAATTG